GGGATCCCAAAGTTGGATGACGCGAACAAGGCTGGCACGGCTCAATCTGGGAAGTGTACCCTTATCGTGACAGAGGGTGACTCGGCGAAGACCCTCGCAGTCGCTGGTCTCTCTGTGGTGGGTCGAGATCACTACGGTGTCTTCCCTCTCCGTGGTAAATGCAAGAATGTGAGGGATTCTTCGGTGGTACAGTTGACATCCAACCAAGAGTTTAATGATCTCAAGAAGATTTTGGGACTTCAACAGGGTAAGGAGTACAAGGATGTCTCCGAACTTCGTTATGGACGCCTGATGATCATGACTGACGCGGATAACGATGGAAGTCACATCAAGGGTCTCATCCTCAATATGATCCACTACTTCTGGCCAAGCCTCCTCAAGTTGAACTTTGTGGTCTCAATGGTGACACCAATCATCAAGGCAACCAAGGGTTCGGAGACCAAGTCTTTCTACACCGACACGGCTTTCAGAACGTGGTACGGTTCGGGGAAACAGGGGTGGAAAATCAAGTACTACAAGGGTCTCGGTACCAGCACGAGTGCTGAAGCTCGTGAGTATTTCAAGAAGATCCAAGATTTGACTGTCAAGTTTGACGTGGACGCGATGACGGATGAATCAATCATTCTCGCATTCGATAAGAAGAAGACGGATGCTCGAAAGTCATGGCTTCTCGAAAACACCGCAAAGGATTCTGATCAGCTAGAAGTACCATATGGAAATGTCAAGCAGTTGGACATCTCTGATTTTGTTCACAAAGATTTGGTAAACTTTAGTCTCGCAGATCTAAAACGTTCTATTGCTCACATGGCAGATGGTCTCAAACCTTCGCAACGAAAAGTTCTCTATTCATGCTTTCAGAAAAACCTTCGAGATGAGATGAAGGTGGCGCAGTTAGCGGCATATGTGGCTGAGAAAAGTGCCTACCATCATGGTGAGGTTTCCCTCGCCGAGACGATCGTAAAGTTGGCGAATGACTATACGGGCTCCAATAACATCAATCTCCTTGAACCATGTGGTCAGTTCGGTACGCGTCTCATGGGTGGTAAAGATGCGTCTCAGACGAGGTATATTTTCACAAAGCTCACCAAAGAAGCTCGTAAACTCTTTGATGTCAGAGATGATGCAGTCCTAAACTATCTCGATGATGACGGAAGGTCTATTGAACCAGAGTTTTACATGCCCACCCTCCCAATGGTTCTCGTGAATGGTACAGAGGGTATAGGGACAGGTTTCAGTTGTTACGTTCCACCCTTCAACCCAGAAGACATCAAGGAAAATATCAAACGGATGTTGAGTGGTGAGACACCTGTCGATATGAAACCGTGGTTCAGGGGTTTCAAGGGTAAAGTCTTCAAGGATGAAGGAGGTCTCTGGGTGACTGAGGGTGTTTGGAGAGATACAGGATCTCGTCTCAAAGTGACTGAACTTCCACCTGGACGATGGACACAGGACTACAAGGAGTATCTAGACACACTCACCGAGAAGAAGTTGATCACGAGCTACACGAATAACAGTACCACTGATGACGTCGATTTTGAAATCTTTGGCTATACAGGTAAAGATGTCATCAAGGATCTCAAATTGAGAAAAACATTTCATGTGTCGAACATGCACTTGTTCCACCCCACTCGAGGCATCCACAAGTATGAGAGCCCCGAAGAAATTCTCAAAGACTTTGTGGAACTTCGTCTTGAGCATTACAAGAAGAGGAAGGCACACCTCATCGATGTACTCGAGAAGAGGGCTGAACTTTGTGATTACAAGTCAAAGTTTGTCTCTATGGTGATCGAGGGTAAGCTGGTGGTCTTCAAGAGGAAGAAGCAAGAATTGGAGCGAGAGATGTCGGGGTACTTCCCTAAGATTGGTGGTTCATGGGACTATCTTCTCAACACCAAGACTGTGGAATATACAGAAGAGTGTGTCAGGGCACTCATGACAGAGGCGAAACAGGCGAAGGAGGATTTGGAAAGGATGATGAAAACAAGTCATGTGACGATGTGGAAAACGGATATTAAAAATATGTGAGTAGTAGATAGATATGGGTGAAGCTGCTAAGATTTCCCTAAAGGCTATTGGAAAGCAAGATACACACCTGCTTTCCAAAGACCCTGAAGACTCCTTCTTTAAATATGAAAACAAGAGACATTCAGAATTTAGAAAATATCATCGCGTCAAGAACGTCATAAATAAAGGAAGTGTTCCCAATTGGCCGTTTGGACAGACGATCAAAGTTGAGTTTAATCCTCAAAACATGGGTGATCTCTTGAGTAACATGTGGCTTGCCATCACTTTACCAGGACTTACGAATGGTAACTATGCAGATCAAGTCGGTAGACATATTCTCAAGAGCATCACGATGTTTGTGGATGACCTCGAAGTTGAAAAAATCCACGATGATTGGGGGATTATTTATGACGAACTGTATCTCGAAGTTTCTGAAAAGGTTGCGAATAGATTTCTCGTGAATAGAAATTTAGGTTATGATGATTCGAGTTTCAGTGGAAGTGTTGCAGAATACGACGCAGATGTCATGATCCCACTCCACTTCTTCTTTTCTAGGAAATATGCGAGTGACGAATACTCATCGAATAAACCAAACAGACCATACTTCCCAGTTTGTGCGATCTATAAACAGAAGATCGTATTCGAACTCGAGTTTCACAAACCAACATTCTTTACGGATACATCAGATGACCCATACGAACTTGGATCATTCAATCTGATCACAGAAGAAATTACAGTGAGCCCCGAAGAACGAAAGTATCTAGCCACAGAGAGACAAACATTTGTTACCGATCTTGTTCGAAAACACCCAACAACTGTGAGCGATCTCGGTCGTGACACAATCAGAACAAATCTCGTACCAAACATCCCTGTTAAATGTATTCATTGGTTCATCAGAAACACTGAGTTTGAAAATGAAGATGACGCAGTTGGTAATCGCCCCACAAATGAACAACGCCTTTTCCAAAATCGCTTCAACTTTTCTTCCAATGTAAACTTCGACGAAACACAAACATTCTTCTACCCCGTGATGGACACTGCGAGTTTCTACATCAATGGAAACAAATTACCAAATGTCACTAATACAAACCATAACTATTACAAATATCTCGTCCCTTTCCATAACAGACTAGCAAGACCTTTCCGCAATATCTATACATATAGCTTCTCGATGAATCCAATCAATGTGGAACCATCGGGAAACTTGGATTTCAGTCAGATACAGTCGGATAAAACGTCGATCGAGGTGAAAATGGACACCAAAGAGGGTTCATTGGTGGACGTGGTTTCTAATACTTACGCTTTACACATGTATTATACGGGCTATCAAACATTTGTATTTGATAGGGGATTTATGTCGTCTGCTTACTAAAGAGAGACTTCTTGTTATCTCGAATGTAATCGATGATATTATTCTTGATACACCATTTGATGAAATTCAATTGCGCTAGGGTTGTCTGAATTTCGTGAGATGTACTAGGAATTTTATACGCAAACTTCTCTGATCGGCAGAACGGATCAAAAAGTTTCTTACTGTATCCATCTAGACTGGATTTGTATGCACAATGGACCGTGAAGAGTTTTCCATCATTCGTCCTGAATGATGTATTGTTTTTCTTTGCATAGTTTGTGATGAACCATTCCAGGTTGCGAAGTGAGATACCACTCGACTTGTCTAGAACAGTTATCAATTTAGTTCGGTTCTTTTCGTCGTCATAGAATGTGTTAATAGATGATAGTAGAATACCGGATTTACTCATTACCAATCATGGTATTCAAATCTATAAGCTCCTTTGAAACTTCACACCCTGGACACCCCCTGACATACATCTGATCAGGACCGTGTATATGACTATTTGTTCTATGGATGCTTGGAAAATCACCACGATTGGTATTTTTTGTGTGATGTCGACAGTATCCGTCATAGATACCCTTGAATGGACATCTTCGACCATCATTTTTGATCCCTTTACATATCGATCCGGTGAAAGGTTCTGGTATATCTTTCAGAAGTAACTCGGCTGAAATTCCATGCTTTTTTGAGATGATATCAACGTATTCGTTCATCATCGCGACAAGTCGTTGACGAACTTCTTCATCGATGA